GGAGTTGCGACTAGACTTTAAAAGAACAAACGCACAGGACATCATGAACGGTTGGGCAAACTACGAGACTTGGAACGCTTCCCTTTGGATCGGGAACGATGAGTTTCTCTACAACACCGCCATCGCGTGTGTCAAGTATGCCGAAGGCGAGACCCCATGGGAAAAGTTCGTTCGCTGCATGACTGACGGTCAGATCGGACGGATGCTCGGCAAGACTGAGGACGGCGTGGCATGGAACGATCCTAAGATCAACGCCGATGAGATGAACGAGATGATGGCAGAACTCTCCTAGGGCACACGCCCCACACCCTGACCCCTTCGCATTCTTTCCATGTACAGCATGAGCACCGACATCCAGACCCGCCGCATCGTCTGGACCATGAACAACAGCACAGCAGATCACCCCATCGGTTCGTCTGCCTTCGCTATCGCTGGTCAGATGGCAGAACTCTGGCACGATGAGGCAGTCGCCGCCATCCCAACCTTTGAGGACTGAGGACATGGCGAAAGATCTCATCGCTCCGATCATGAGGGTCAATCAGTTCACTCTGAAGCGTAGCAGCGGCAAGCACCTGGTCTGGCATCACTTCAGCGGTGCAACCGTGACGACGGCAAAGACACCGAGCGATCACCGAGCACTTAAGAACATCCAGCGCGACATCAAACGAGAGTTGGCACGGGTGGCATCCTAGCACAGATCGACACCCCCTTCGGGGGGTTATTTGAAAAACGCCTAACTACCCTAACCTACAAAGGTTCCCAAACGACCGAAAGAATTCCAATTCATATAAAAAATTTTTACCCCCACGCTTCCTTAGCAATCTGGTGAATGCAGCAAACTCATAATTTGCCTAAGGAGAGTTCGATCCTCTCAGGAAGCATTCTAAAATCCTCTAAGTTTCTCTAAGTTTATCTAAGGTATTCTAAAAATTTTCGGAGAAGTTTCACCCACCCAAACTAAAAATATTTCGGAGTAATGGGGGAGGTAATAAGAGTGTATGGCATATGCCAGTATTTCTTATAAATTCCCAAGGGTCTTATACGCTTTGAGCCTTAAGTATAAAGAATACTATATAAAATTAATTACACAAAATAGTTATGGAAAGTATTCATATAGATTTGTCAGAGCATGAGATGGATGTAGTTCTGAATGCATTAGAGATTGCGGTCAATAATGCTGACGAGTATGACAGTGGTGAGTATGAGGAAGTATTGTTTGGCGTACAGCGAAAGCTTGACGAACAGTATGAGCTTGATGTAGAATAGTAGTTTACCGCTAGTAAAAATGCCTTACAAGATTTACAGTAAGAGAAATTGTTCTTACTGTGCCACTATCAAGAAAGTTTTAGAACAGGTAGGGGAGAGTTATATTGAATTAACATTAGATAATAATTTCACGAAGGAAGAATTCATTAGGAAGTTTGGATATGGCGCATCGTTTCCGAGGATAATGGAAGGCGATCAATTAATTGGTGGAGCGAATGAAACTATCATGCATTTGCGTAAGCAAGGATTAGTATGAAGGTAGGAGTTCAGATTGGAGAGAATAGCGAGATGATCTTTGATAGTTATGATGAAGCAATGGATTACATTGAAGTTGTCATACCAGAGGTAGAATCGTTAAATATAAGTACCGATGACATTAAGGTAAAGTATTATGGCTAAGAAATGGCATATCAGAGAAAAGAATTCTTCACGTTACGTTGAGGGTGATTGGATCTATTACGTTCAGGGTAACATCTGGGGTGGATATGAAAAAGCAAATTATTGGAGAACCAAAAAGGAAGCGACAGCTTATCTTACTGACATTTTGAAGCGTGGGGAAGTTTATGGCAAATGAAGAATACTTTGACTTTGAGGAGGTACTTGAGCGCATAAATAATCTCGAAGTAGTTGTATCACAGTTAATTACCCCAGAGTTAAATTACAAACGACCTGGAAGCGAAGAGTATGAAAGACTTACTGATACATTAGATTATCTCCACAATAAGATAGCAGAACTAGAAAACAAATGTCATACACCATAGTATACAGTGATTATAATGGTCTCCCTGGTGGAACAGGTAACTATGATTTTTTAAGTGGTGCTCAGGCACCAATACTACCTGCTGTAGATTTATTCAACAGTTTTAATTTTAAGATCTTATCAACCACAGCAGAAGTTGCAACACCCCCGACACAAGTAACTGGTGCGGGAAGATCTGGAACATCATATAATAGGAATTCAAACTATAGAACCAGAGGTACTAGGTATGGTGCTAGCACTAGGAAACCTGCAGGTGCATATTCCGGTATTCATGTTGCCAGGATTCCTACCGAGATGAGATGGGTAGATACTGGCGGTCCTGATGGTGATGGTATCGCACAGAATGAGAAGGGCGATTGGTTTAATCGTGAAGTATTATCTAAAGCAGATGGAAGGGGTGGTGGAGTTTCTTTCATACAGAATGCAGCGCCATCAGGTAATACTAGTTTTTCATTTGTTACTAGTGTTGATGAAGATGGAATAACAGATGCAGCTTCATTCACTGTACCTGATTGGAATACTTTAAGTATTCAAGGTTCTTATAATGGTGGTGTATTTTGTTATAATGAATTTGGATATCTTGATGAAGATCCAAATACATATGGAAATGCAAATTACACATCTAAAACATTTGAAGTAACTAGTCTTTATGAATTACCAGAAAGGTTTGATAACCTTTATAAATTTATTCCAGACCAAAGAGAAAGTACAACACTTACATTTACAATTGAAGTAGACTGGAAACTTTATGTCAGTTATGGAGTATATGCAGGGTATATTAATACAGCAAATGAAAATAAAATTTTAGATAGAATGGGATATAATAGTATCACTGATACTGGTACTGATACTCATGTTATTACCCATGTAATTAATAATGATACTGGTGATTGGCCTAGGATCTTAGAAGGAATTATTAATGAAAGGCAAAGACCTCAGGAAGAACAGAATGATCGTTTAGGACAAACATTTCCCACTACAGATATTGAAGTTACTTTACCTAAAAAAATAGAGGCGAAATAATATGAGAGCTGCTGGTAGGATCGGAGATGTTTATATAAACAGGTGTACTACACCAATACAGGGCACAGGTGCTCCAACTGTTTTTATGGAACAACTTGCTGCCAGTAGAATTGGTGATCGGACTATTCCTTATCAGGAAATAGTTCCCTGTCCGAAATGTTGTAAGACTTTTAAAGCAACTGTTCTTTCTGGATCCAAGAAGGTATTTTCTCAGGGACTGGCGCAGGAAGCAATTGCAGATAAGGCATTAGGTATTACTGGATCATTTCCTTTACTTAAAGGTGCTAAAACAGTATATGTAATATGAAAATAATTCCATTTAGCAATCAAGTTAAATTTATTCCTAAAGACAATAATGGTGATGGGATAATTCCTGCTGCTTGGTTTACTGTAACTGAAACAGATATTGCTATTGCTGAATCTGGTTCAGGCGCTACGACTGCTGATATTGCTGATCCTAATAATGCTCCTGGAGGAGGATCTGCTGGTGGAGGTGGTGGCGGTGGCACAAGATTGGTTGACTTAATACCACTTATCATTAATGTAGCGCCATCTGAAGATACCGTTATTCAATTATCTGAACCAACAACTGTTCCATATGTATTAACAGCAACTGCCGATACTAACTTAGCAGATCCATTATTACTGGGATATCAGTGGCAATTGAAAGATTCTGGAACTAATAGTTATGTTGATATTGCTAATGCTAATTCTACAACATATTCAATTCCTGCAGGAATGACTGTAGCAAATGCTGATGGTGATAGTTATAGATGTAAAATTACTCATAGTGGTACTGCAGTAAATACTCCTCAATTTACATTTCCTTTTGTATTTGATATTCGCAGAACAATTACGATTACATCACAACCTGAATTAGTAGGATCTGGAGTTGCTGGTGATACACTTACTTTAAGTGTTGCGGCAACAATTAGCAGTGATGTAATTAGTTTTCAGTGGCAACTGAAAGAAAATAATACTAATACTTTTATTAGTATTATTGGTGCTAATTCAGCAAGTTATACTACACCAATATTAGACACCTATGAAGATAATGGGGATCAATATAGATGTATTCTAACTAATCCATTTGCAAACACTGTAACATCATCTATTGTTACGCTGATTGTTGATGGTGCTGATTTTAGAGTAGTTCCTCCCATTTACAGAATTGATTCTGAGGGTGTTGGATATGATACAGAATTTTGGAGTTTGGAAAAAGATGGTGCATTAATCTTAGATCCATCAGTAAGTTCTGATTATACTCTTACTTCATTGGATAGTAAAAGATCTAAATTTCTTTCTCATCTATGGGGTCAGGGAACATGTGCTGGTAAAGGTGGTTACACAAAAGCAGGTGTTCCTATTGCATCAACTGAAAGTGTTTCTGCTAGATTGAATGCTGGTGCAGGTGCTGCTGGATCTTCTGATAGTGGACGCTATGCTGAAGCAGGCGGTGGGTATGCTGGTATTTTTGAAGGCACTGTCATATCTCATGCAACTGCTCTTGCTGTCGCAGGTGGTGCTGGGGGTTCTAGTCTTAATACATCTTCTTCTTGTACTGGATCACAATCATCAATATCATATCCTTATACTGTTACTACTTCGTATCAGCAAGCATATGATTGTTCGACAACTGAGTATAAAAACAATTCAGGAACCATCCGTCATCTCTTTGATTGGCCTGGTAATCGTACTTTATCTTTAACGCATACTGGAACCCCACTGCAGGCTCGTTTCGCCACTGGTGGGCAACATGCGGCAAGAAGATATTATGTATTTTTTGCTCCAGGCCATTATATGTTGGATAATAATTATTCTTTGAGCATTTCTAGTAGTGGATGTACTGCTGGAACTAGACCTAGATGCCCTGGGATGTATTATACTATTAATATGAAATACTTCCACTTTTTCTCCGTTACTTTTTATAGATATGATAAGAATGTTACTTCATTCGTATCAAGTTTCTCTTATTCGGCTTCACAATCAAAAAGAACTCCAAGAACATGCTATAGAACTGCTTATACTAGCACTACTAACTATTATACTCATACACCAACTGCAGCAGTCTCTGGTGGGTCTGGAGGTGGTCTAACAGGAACTGATGGTGGTGATAGTTCGCAATCAGTAATTTCTGCTAAGGGAGGTGATGCTGGATCCCAGTCTGCGGGAGGTGCAGGAGGTACAACTTCATCTGCTGGATCGACTAACGGATCTGATGGTTCTGCGCTGCAGGGTGGTAGTGGTGGTGCTAACAGCGGATCTTATGCTGCTCCTGGAGGCGGTGGCGGCGGTGGAGGATATTATGGTGGTGGCGGTGGTGCCGGTGGTTATGATGGATATAATGGAAGTAGTAATCCTGGAAGAGGAACACAATCAGGTGGCGGCGGTGCTGGTGGTGCAGGTTATATTGATACCAGTGTAGTTGGAACTACAGGATCATTTGCTAATGAAACTAATACGAATAGAGGAACTGCTGGTGAAGAAAGTCAAAATTCAAGAATTGTTATTAATGCAACATATATTGAAATAACAGCAGAACCAGAATCTTCTGTAGTTAATGAAGGAGATACAGTTACATTTACTGTAGGAGCATCAGTAATAAATGGTGAAGGTGAATTAGTAAGTTTTCAGTGGCAGAAAAAGACATCTGGTATTTGGAATGATATTTCTGGAGCAAATTCTGCTAATTATGTTACACCTTCATTAACTCTTTCAAATACTAATGAATCTTATCGTTGCGTTTTAAATAATGACTATTGTGCAGAAAAAATTAGTGGAGAAGCTCTTACTGTTGTAGCAGGAGCAGCGGAAACTAATTTTGTAATTACTAATACTGGTCAGACGAATATACCAATACCATCTGCCGCTTCTGAGTTTACGTTTAAAATTTGGGGTGCTGGTGGTGCAGGTACTGGGGAAGGTTTCAATGTTAGAGGTGGATCTGGTGGATTTGCGATGGGTACTATACTTATTCCTGATAATAATACAGATAGTATTAATGTATTTGTTGGTGCTTCCGGTTTAGGTTCTCCTGTTGGTATGTCTGGATATGGCGCAGGGCGTGGTGGTCAAAGATCGGAAATGACATTCGGATCAAATGTTGTTTATGTTGGAGGTGGTGGAGGATCAGCACAGGCAGGTAATGGTGGATTTGGCGGTGGTGCTAACAGACCTGGTGGTGCTGGTGATGGTACATTTACTGTTGGTAGTGGTGCTAGCACTTCAGGAGGTGGAAGCACTGGTGGTACTACAGGTCGTTCTGGTGGTGGAGCTGGTGGTGGATTCCCTTACAACACTGGTAACCGTGGAGGCGGCGGCGGATCAGGATATTATGGTGGCGGCGGTGGCAGCGGCGGCAATGGCACCACAGGAAAGTCTGGCGGCGGCGGTGGTGGATCAGGATATAAAACTGGAACCACCATTACTAATTTTGTAACTGCTGATGGTTCCAGAGGATCTACTATTGCTCCATATTCAACTGATCCAGACTATGTTTCTGGTCGTGGTGCTGGTGGAGGTGGAGATGGTCTTGCAGTAATTAATTTCCTTGTAGAAAATCAATTAGTCATGACTGGTCTTAGTACTTCTTCCACAACCGATATTAGTGCTTTATCTTCACCTATAACTCTCTCTGAGAATGTTCTTTTATCGCCGCTCGATGGCGATTATGATGTAGTTGTAAGATGTCGTGGCGGAAGTCCATCTGGAACAGGTGCATATGTTCAGGGATCAATTCGCATGACAAGTGGAAATATTTACAGACTTTATTATGATGCCAAGATTGCTGCAGTTTTCTTCGGGACCGATAAAAAAGCAGATAAATGTATAATGCTTGGCGCTCAAGGTGGATCTGAGGGCAGGGGTGTATATGGTGGAATTGGTGCCGGTGGTAATGCTGGATATCCGTCTGGAAGTTCTGGAAGTAATCTCAATGCTTCTGGCGGCGGAGGTGGTGGGACAACATCTGGTTACAGATCAGGATCTGGTGGTGGTGGTGGATATGAGGGAGCTAGTGATGGATATAGTGGATCCCCTGGAACTGATGGTGGGTTCTTCAAATCTGGCAGAAAAGGTCGTGGTGTTGATGGTAATGGTGGTAATGGTGGTATGGGATATTTCGGTGGCGGCGGCGGTGGCGGCGGTTGGGATTTAGAATATAATGCTGGCGGTGAATTTGGTGGCGGTGGCGGTGGCGGATCTTCCTATTATGGAGGTCTTCCAAAACCTTCTATTAATTCTAATAGTCCAGCAGAAGTTGTTGTCAGTAATCCTTCCGCTGGAAATGAAGCAGGAGGAGTTGAACTTAAAATTATCAGTGTCACTCTTGTGCCTTGACAGATTTCGTTTATGTTGGTATACTATTTGAGTAGTCAATAATTCAGTAATGGCAAGTAGACCAAGCTTTAGTTCAAACGAAAATATTGAGTCAAAACCAAAAAGAACACGTCAGGGAACTGGTAAACATACTAAATATAGTGCAACCTCCAGTAATGGAAAGCGTAAACGTTATCGAGGACAAGGAAGATGAGCGAAGAAACACCAGCACCAAAGTCTTATGGTTATGTTGTAGGCAAAAAACCTTCTGAGCAAGATCACCCAGATAAAGAAAAGTCTGATGAGTGAAATTGAAGAGCATATTAAAGAGTGGATTGGTAAAATTTCTGAGTTCAGACCAGAACTAAACAATTTTGCAGTCTGCCCTTTCTCTTCAACAGCAACTTACAAGATTATTGAAGTGCCTATTGACGATATCATGCCTTTAACTGGGTATGATGTCGTCATTTTTGTTGTTGAAGACTATTTGGATGTCAATGCTATTCAAATGTGGTGTGAAATTTACAATACCATCTACCCTGAATACATTTTTTTGGAGGATTGCGCTTATTCTCATACCTTCATCAATGGTATTCAGACAAATAATGCAAAATATAACTTGCTATTGTGTCAAAGTAAACAAAAACTACGTCAAAGTCGTGAAATTTTAGTAAAAAATGGATATTACCATCATTGGAGTGACAAAATGTTAGAAGAAATTCTTGGAGATGATTACGAGATAGTAAAATGACTGAAATTATCCCCATTTTTCCTACTCTTATTGTCAAAAATGATACTAATCCTGCTTTTGGGCGAATAGAAGAGTCATTTTTAAATTATGCATACTCGGAAATGGCATCTAGTCCGGGTGTTCTGAAATCAAATAAAGGCGGTTGGCAATCAGTGTCAACACTTAAGGATAGAGAGGACTTTATCCCATATTCTCAATTTTTATTAGATCAATCACATATAGCTTTAGGTAAATTATTCACGTATAATACTAAATTAGAACTTCTCAGTTGTTGGTTTAATTGTAATCGTGATGATAATGGAAATGAATGGCATATTCATCCATCTGCTGATGTTGCTGGATGCTTATGGTTAAAGACTACAGAAAATTCGGGACCATTATCTTTTATGAATCCTCATCAATATGATCATTATTTGTGGCATGAAAAATGCAAATCAATTATGAAAGAAAAATATGCATTTGATGGAAATCTTTTTATTAAACCTATTGCAGGTACAATAATTTTATTTCCACCAAACACATTTCATAAGGTAATGCCTAATGATACTGATGAAGAAAGAATGTCCATAGCCTTTAATTTGAGGATAAAGATGTAATGATTATAACGTTTCAGATAAACCACTATAAATAATTGAAACATTCTGTCTCAAATGGCATTAAAAGCATCAAGATCCTATAAGGACTTGAGTTTCACATTTAAAACCAACCCATTACGGAAGGATTTAAACCTTTTGAAGGATGAAAATGCGATTAAGAGGTCACTCCTTAATCTTTTTTCGTACAGGAAGGGTGAAAAGTTTTTTAATGCTAGTTTTGGTAGTGGAATTCCTGAATTGTTATTTGATCCGTTTGATTTTGTTACTGCTGGATCAATAAAAACTGAAATAGAAAATCTGATTACATTATATGAACCAAGAATTAACCTTATTGAGGTAGTTTTGGATTTGAATGAAGATCAATATGAGTATGATATTCAAATAATTTATAGTATTCCTGATACAGATCCTCAAATCTTTACTACTTCATTAACATTAACGTCATCATCAAAGATATAATCAATGGCATTCGCACAAGTTAGTTCCCTAGATTACGCTGATATCAAATCTGCCTTAGTTGATTACCTGAGGCGAAATACTGATTTCACAGATTACGACTTTGAAGGATCAACACTATCTTCTATTGTTGACCTCTTAGCATACAACACTTATTATACTGCCTTCAATACTACGATGGCAGTTAATGAGAGTTTTTTGGCATCTGCCTCTTTAAGAGACAATATCGTAAAAGTTGCCAAACAACTTGGATATAGTCCAAAGTCAACAACGTCAGCAACAGCATTTCTTAAATTAAAAGTTGATTTTAGTAGTGTTGCTGCAGTTGACCAAAGATTAGTGCCATCATTCCTTACTCTCAAGAAAGGTAACTGTTTTATTTCATCAAATCCAGAAAATAGAAACGAAACATACCAATTTTCTATTTTAGAAGATGTTGTATCTCCGGTAACGAATAATATTGGATATATTTCAAATGTTTCATCGGATCAATTGCAAGTAACCGAAGGAATTTACTTAAATTTTAGTTATGTCGTAGATAATACAATTCCCAATCAAAAATTTATCATTCCTACTGCTAATGTAGACACTGAAACCATTAAAGTAGTAGTAAGAGAAAATGCTGCGGCGTCAAAAACTGAAATTTTCACAAAAGTTGAAAATATCCTTGATGTGACTGCAGTCGATAAAGTATTCTTCGTTCAGGAGACTGATGATGCAAGATATGAATTAATTTTTGGTGATGATGTACTGGGTAAGAAAGTTACTGACGGACAGATTATCGAAGTTACATATATTGCATCATCTGGTAAAACAGCAAACAAATTAAAGAATTTTGTTTTCTCTGGTGAAATTTATGACGAAAATTTGAATCGAGTTTTGACGGGTATTACAACAACAGTTGTAGTTGGTTCTGAAGGTGGTGATGATATTGAAGATAATGAAGTAATTAAAAAAAATGCTCCTGCATTCTATTCTTCACAGAATAGAGCAGTGACATTAGAAGATTATAAGGTAATTACTCAAAGACTTTACTCAGCAATTGCTGATATTATTGTATATGGTGGCGAAAGTGAAGAACCACCTGAGTATGGTCGTGTAAAAATTGCCATCAAACCAAAATTTAGCGATATTTTAAGTAATTCTACTAAAAGAGATATTATTACTAAACTTAAGAAGTATACAGTTGCTTCTGTTACTCCAATTATTGTTGATCCATCGATTGTTGATGTAGTTTTAAACACTAAAATTTATTATAGGCAAACTGAAACTAATTTAACATCCGAGCAAATTAGAAACGTTGTAATTCAAAATTTAACTGAATATAGAGATACTAATAATATTAGTAAATTTGGTGGAGTGATTAGAAAAAGTAAAGTAACTACAGTTGTTGATGCTTCCGAAAGTTCAATTACAGGTAATGTTACTGATTTTGTATTGAGGAAAAAATTAGTACCAGCACTTAATACTACAGCTCAATACTTGTTATGCTATGTAAATCAATTCCAAACATCATGTGCTGGAAAAACCACTATCACAAGTTCCAAATTTAGAACTGTAAATTATCCAAATGATGATTCATTCATGGAAAATACTGAGGATGGTGCAATTAGAATATATACTATTGATTCTGCTACTGCATCTAAAAAAATTCTAGTTGAAAATGCAGGAACTGTTGATTTTATTAATGGCAAAGTGAATATAAATTCAATTCAATTTGTTAGTGGCAGCAATGAAGATAATGAAATCTTTATTAGCGCCATTCCCTTTAATGATGATGTGAGTGCAGTGAGAGAAGTATACTTAAATCTCTCAATAGAAGATAGCATTCTCCAGGTATTCCAAGAAACAGCATAAAATGAATTTTAACAAGTTAACTATCTCAGACTTAGTAGATCAGCAACTACCAGAGTTTGTTGTCAATGAATTTCCCACATTTGTAAAATTCTTTGAGGAATACTATAAATCATTAGAATTATCCGGTGGTCTACTTGATATCACCCATAATTTCCTTGATTATAAAAATATTGATAATTTAAGAAAATATAATCTTGTTACAACTTATAAATTACAGCAAGCAATTTCTGCTACTGACGAAAGCATTGTTTTAGACAGTCTTGATGGACTTCCTTCTGAGAATGGTCTAGTTAGTATAGGTGATGAGATTATTCTCTATGAGACCGTCAATTTATCGTCTAGAACGCTCCTAAATTGTAAAAGGGGATACTCGGCAACAACTAAGTTTGATAGCACTGCTACGACCGTAGAGAGCACTGTAGCAGCATCTCATCAATCAGACGATACTGTAACAAATTTATCAAATCTTGTTCTATTTCTTATCTTAAGAAATTACGAACATCAATATCTTGCTGGGTTCCCATTCGAGAATATTTCTTCTAGTATCGACAAAGATACCTTACTTAGAAATATTAAAGATTTCTATAATTACAAGGGAACTGATGTTTCCATTGAATTTTTATTCAGAGCTTTATTTGATGAAGAGGTTACAGTAAAATATCCAAAGGATTATGTAATCAAATCTTCTTATTCAGATTTTACTGTTGATGACATTATCAAAGTAGAGGCAATTGAAGGAAATCCATATGATCTTATCGGAAATCGATTAAATCAAAGTGATGCTAGTGGAGTATTGACAAGTAGTGCTGTAATTGACGAAATTTTAATTAATAATATTTCAAATTATGCTTCTGCTAATAAAAATGTTTATGAGTGTAGATTAAACGTTCTTAATCAGCAGTTTTTTCAAATTCCAAGGGAAACTCTTCTTAGGGGAGTTTTGTCGTCTACAGATTCTGTAATTACTGTTGATAGTACAATTGGATTTCCTCAGTTAAATGGAATTATCCAAATTGATGATGAAGTTATTACTTATCGATATAAAACGTTCAATCAATTTATTGATTGTGGAAGAGGTACTTATAATACAGTTGCTGTCAATCATGCCGACTTAAGTGATGTCAAAACCACAGAATTTCTTTTTGGATATAGTGATGGTATAGAACTTGACTCAAATAAAGTAACTATGAGGTTACTTGGTGTTTCTTCTAGTGTTATTATTAATGATGGCGCTGCTTATTTTGAGGAAGCTGAAAAAGTAGAGTTATCACTTGATGGGGATATTGATTCAAGGCAACAATTTACAACATGGATCAAAAATGAAACCGGAACTCTGTCAAGTAGTTCTGATGTTCAAATAAACAATAATGTCAGTACTATTACCACTGAAATATCAAATATTTACAAAGATGAAAATTATGCTTATATTGTCTCGTCTGGACTTCCCGTACATCCAATCGGAGACTTCATTGGAGCTGGTTTTAATGTAAATAATCAAAATCTTTTAAAAACAATTCCACTTTCGACTGAAAAAAATACTCAAACTCAATTTACTGGAAATAAAGCAGTTGGTTTGTTTATTAATGGTGTAGAAGCATTTAGTTCTCAAGATTATGAAGATGTTTCATTCGGTAATATTGAAAGTGTTGAAATTATCCAAAAAGGATTTGGTTTCGAGACTGATATTCAACCAGTATTCAGAGTAGCAAATTCTTCCGGCACAGGGGCTACATTTAATGCGGATATTATAGATGGAAAAGTATTTTCAGTATCAGTAGTAAATGGTGGAAATGGATATATTGAAAATCAATCATTAGAAGTTACATATGGATTTGACGCTACTGCAACAATTGCCAATGATTTAGATATCATTAATGGTTCTATTAAAACAATTACAGTAACCAATCCCGGTCAAGATTATGTTGCTACACCTAATGTAGAAATTATCGATAGTACTGGTAAGGGATCGGGAGCTTTTGCTATCGCTGAAGTAACTAATAATCAGTTGACTGGTGTAATTGTTCTTAATGGAGGTGTTGATTATAGTGATAAAGATACTATCACCGTGAGGATTGTTTCCAAAGGTAGTGGTGTTGTTGCTAATGCTATCGTTAAAAAATGGTCTTTTGATAGAGTATTTAAGACAAAAAATTCTATTGATGTAAATGGTAACTGGGCACCTGCACAAACAATTAAATCTGATACTGGTAACGGTTATCTATATCCAAGTAGAAATATTGCGTACAATCTTCAATATGCATATCCATCAAATCCAAAACTTCTTAGACATTCGTTATCTGATAACGTCCAGGGTGTAAATGCTAACTATGATGAAGTAACATCTGGGTTTGTTCACTCTCCTATTTTAGGATGGGCGTATGATGGTAATCCCATTTATGGTCCTTATGGATATCTTACTCCAACCGTTCCTGCTAATGGTATTTCTAGGCAAACTAGTTCTTATGTATTAAAAACCACTGCAGAAGTTACTAGACCTAATGTAGTAAAATATCCTTTAGGTTCTTTTGTAAATGACTATGAGTTCATTCAAGGATCTGGAAGTCTTGATATCAATAATGGTCGTTTTTGCATCACTCCAGAATATCCTGATGGAAGATATTGTTACTTTCTCACAGTAGACAGTTTTGGTTCTGGTGTTTATCCATATATTCTCGGAAAGACATATCATTCTGTTCCAGCAGAAAATAATTTCAATATTGAGTTTAATCAGCAGAACGAAAATAACTTACCCAAAGAAGCAAGAAGAATTAGAAGTTCTGCTACTCCAAGTAAAGGTTTTGATGCTATTTTATCAGTATCTAATGTTGAAAGAGGAACTATTGATGATTTTGTTGTTTACGAAAGCGAAAATGTATTCAAAGTATTAGATGCTTTGTATATTGACAATGATGACACCGAAGGTTCTAGAGCATTCGGTAGAGTTGCATCAGTTAAAGGTGAAAATGTAACTACATTTTCATATGAAGTTACTTCGGGATCCACTATTCCATCAACAAATGGAATTCCTGATGCCCCATGGCCTGCTGTAATTAGTGCCCCTCAATATACAGATACCAAATATGATGTAACTGTAGAAACTTCAGAACCACATTTATTATCTGATAATGATGTAGTTACATTGGCATTAGATAGAGATGCCATATCATTAACAAAAACTTTTGATGTAAGAGTATCTAATTACCAGACAGTAAATTATATACCTCCTGTTATTGAAAGTTTATTGGTTGTTGATGTTGCTTTCAACCAAACCACTATTAACGTAGATAATTCTGATGATTATAGAGAAAACGATTATTTAAAAGTTAATGATGAAATTTTAAAAATTGTTTCGATTGATTATAATTCAGATCAAATTACTGTCGAAAGAACTCAGTTTGGAACTCCATTAAGATTACATGCAGCTACTAACAAAGTAGAACTTTTTATACCTGATGATCAACCAGATTATAGATTAACTGTAGGGTCGGCAATCACAAGTAGTGGTGTATCAGGGACGATTTATAATATTGATAAAGCGAATTCGCTTATTGAAGTAAGAGTTGGTTCGGGCACGCTTACAAATTCTAGTGTTCTGTTAGACACATCTTCACCAACAGGAAGAACTATTAATGTCAGTAGTGTAAGTGATACTGAGATTTATTGGGAATTCGATCCTACTGGAACTAACACTCATTATGTTCGTGATTTAGAGTTCAAATTAATGAGGGGAACTGAGTATATTTTTGACTTAAGTGATGGAAGTATTTTTGGTAATAGCATTATTTTCTCCGAAGATTCAGCAAATATCAATACTCTTACTGGAGTAACAAGTGTAGGAACTCCAGGTACTTCTGGAGCATCAGTAACTATTACGAAAGATGCATTATTAAATCTTGATGTTTCTAGAGTATACTATTACGAACAAAATGGTCAAATTCTTAATAATAAAACATTTTTATCAGTAACCACATTTCCTGATGGTGTTAAAACAATTAAAGTTGTTGACGATAACAAATTTAAGTTTGTTATAGACGAACAACCCGAACAAAGTACTTACACAAATTTAATTTCGTATACAACAACTTCACAAACTAGTATTGGTGCAATTAATACTGTCGCGGTAGTTGATGGCGGGGAAGGTTATAAAAAACTGCCAAATATTTTTGGAGTTACCCATACAGAATTAGATGCGGCAAAATTAGCATATTCGATTACTGGAGGTTCATTCAATGACACATTCAGTGTTGTAAATCCGGGAAATAGATATTCAAATAATACAAAAATTATTGTTAATACTCTCACTGGTAGTGGAGCAGTTTTAACACCAACGATTGTGGGTGGTAAAATTATTTCAGTAAAGGTTGATGTTGCTGGTAATGGATATGATGAAAATGATACTATCTCAGTAATTGATACTGGTGCTAAAATTTTCCCAGTCAGTAATAGTATTGGTAGAATTAAAACAATTAGATTTAATAATAGTGGAAGTCAGTTTAATCCTGATAGAACATTTTCTAAATCTTTAGTATTCAAACAAAAAATAATTATTACTGGTATTACTGGTGGTGTCTATAAACTTTCCGAAAATATAACATCTTCTGGTGGATTATCTGCTAAGATTGACAAAATAAGACAAATTGGTGTTGATATTTTCTTGCTTGATTTGAAAATCAACTCAGGAATTCCTAAAGTAGGTGATACTATCACTGGTTCTATTTTACAGGTAACATCTACAATTTATTCTGTAACAAATCCCGATATTATCGGAACTATTTCTGGATTTATCTCAAAAGTCGGTTTCTTTGATTCTGATTTAGGTAAGATTAGTGCTTCATCGCAAAAAATTACTGATAGTTATTACTATCAAGATTTCTCTTATGTCATCAGAAGTACAAAATCTCTGAGTGATTATAAGAAATATGTTGATGAAACAACACACCCACTTGGATTTAAATTATTCGGTGAGGTATCTGTAGAAAATGATGTTGACTTTGCAGATACTGTAACAGGAAATGCATTTAGTATCGGTCTTGCTGATGATCCTACTGCCAATGAAGTTATTATTACATTACCTAATGTAAATGTAGAGTCAGATATTGTTTTCAAAAAATATGAAATTTCCACACTTAATACAGCTAATATAAAAGCTTATCGTGGCATAGGAGCTGCTCGTCTTAATTTCTTAGATAACCAAATTGAAGCAGTGCAAATAGCAGATCTTTCTGCAGATCTTGATGCTAGCACTCAAACATATACTTTGACTACACAGGATGGCAATTTTCCGTTAGATACTTCCAATACTTCTATTCTTCTTTCATTGAATGATGTATTCCAAGAACCATTCCAAACATCTACTGTAACTGGAATTAGTTACTCTGGTGGAATTGCGACTGTTACTACTGCTGCAGATCATAATTTAGCAACTACATCAGTAGGTCAAACATATCCAAATCAAAAATATATTCATATTTCTGGTGTAACCAATACTGGCAATTTAAATTTTAATGACCAGTTTGAAGTATATGATGTACCATCAACAACAGAAATTAGAGTTCTGTTTAATAACCCCAATGGTTTTCTGACGAACAATGATCCTGCAGTTTGTGCTGATGTTAAATCAACTATTGATAACTTGGTTACTATTCTAACATATTATTTAAATAATCCATCTGATGCACTTCCTACAAATAACACAGGCGTTTGGTTAGATGAAGAATCATCAACCGTTGTTAGTGCTAATAGACACAGAGATGGTGCTAATTTAATTGATGTCAATAGATTTGAAATTATCGATAGATCTAATGCAGAAATTTCCTTACAGTATCCTGATTTTTACTATCCAAATGATACTCAAACATCTGGATATAGCAGACAGAAAGATTCTTATAGATTAATTCAACAAAACCGCAAAGAATTAATTGATAGAGGTGCTGCTGAAATTGCAGTTCAGTATCCTGATTTTGTATATCCTGGTGATCCTGCTACTGCAAGTGATTATCGCTTCAAGGATGCTTACAGACTCATTCAGCAGAATAGAACTGAGATTATTGATAATGCATATGCTGTAGTAGCAGCAAATCCTCCTGTTCCAGCTCCGGCAGATCTTGAGAACAAATGTAAGCGTGATATTGGATTATTCATTGATTATACATCAATTGATCTTGTCAATGGTGGTAATGAGTATGCGCGTAAGTTTGCCCTTCAGTATTTTGATGATGCTGGAAATCCTCTCACAAATGGATTACTTAATGAGGAAGTAGCATCAGTTGCTGCATTTACTGCCGCTAAGGATAATATGATCCTTGCGTTTACTAATCAACTTACAATTACTGATACTACAATCACTGTAGACCCTGCTGGTGCTCCTTTATGTGCTAACGTAACATCTGCTATTACAGTTCTTGCTGGTATTGTAAATGATGCTATCACAGCAGGATCTATTACTGGTCTTCCAGCAGAAACTATCGGTTCTGATACTACTGGCGAAGCAAAATGTAAGCGTGATCTTGGAATGTTTATTGATGCCGTATCACTAGATGTTCATACTGGCGGTAATGTATACGCTATTAAATTCCTTAAAAAATATTTCAACGCTCAAGGAACATCATTTATCGCAAATGGTCTTTCCGGTGAAATTCTAGAATCTAATACTGCATTCAATAAAGTAAGAGATCTGATGAAGCAAGCAATTGTAAATCAACTTCTCGTTAAGGATCTTACTATTACTGCTGGTAATGCTAGTTACTGGGGAGATGCAGTTGGAACACCGACAAATGTAACCTATGATGCTAATACTGGCATCTCAGTTATCACGATTGCTAATCACGGATTATCTAATGGTGAAGATGTTAAGATCAGAGATAATGGTCTGACATTTACCTGTGAAATGGATGGGAATGTTAAAGAAAAATCTTATCCAAGACTTCTTGATGGTAATTCAAATACAGCAATGCCTGTTTCTAATGTTACTACAGATACATTTGAAATCAATGTTGGCACTTCACCAATTGTAAATTTCAACGTTAGTGATGCTACTTACACTCCTTCTACTGGAGATGTAGAAATTAACATTGGCGCTCACACATTACGTGCAGGAACATCTATTAAACTTGCTGACGAAGCACTCACATTCACTTGCGATTTCGATAACAATCAAACTCAGCATAGTTATCCCAAGACTGCTATCTTAAGTGAAACAATCACAGATGCTTTCTATGATCCCACACTTGGTATTCTTACTGTTACTGTTAAAAATCATGGATGGGAAAATGGAGATCTTATTAAATTTGATAATAACTCCTTAGTCTTTACTTGTGGAATGGATGGAAATGCTACTAATCACAGTTATCCTCGCGCTGGTATCGATCCTTATGCAGACAAGTGGATCCCCATTTATGCTGTAACCGGCAATACTTTTAAAGTTGCAGTAGGAGTTTCATCTAATACTTCTACACATACATTTATCAGTGCAACTGAAGATGGTCTGAAGAAGAAAAAGGATAAGACATACGATACCGCTGTAAATATTGTCACAGTCACGGCAGATACAATTACGATCAACGTAGGTAGTTCAACAGATACATCAGCACATACATTTATTTCTGCTGTCCCAAATGCTGTTATTTCTGGTGGTGATTATCCACATACATTTGTAAGAGCAGTTACTGATGCTATTGTCAAGACACAAGTTAGTTCTCCTGTTTCAAATAACAGTGATGGCGCATGTGCTGACATTAAATCAAATATTGACACTCTCGTTGAAATTGTAACAGTATACTTAACCCAAGGATCGTTGAATTTTCCAAATGCTCTACCGGCACAATCTGTGAGAGTTCCTTCTGCTGGTGAAGCCAAATGTAAAAGGGACTTAGGTTTAATTATTGATGCTGTTATTGGTGATATGAGAACAGGTGGTAATTCTAATATCAGAAGTTCTACTCAAAAATATTTGGATGGATCTGCTTTATTGAGTAATGGTCTTGCTGGTGAATTAAATGAATCAATCACTGCTTTTGAAAAAGCAAGAGATATGATGAAACTTGCAATTGCTAACCAACTTTATATTCAAGATTTAACTATCTTACCTGATTTCCTTACTACTTCTGGAACCATTGAGGCATCGAGTCTTACCAATTCTGTTTTTACTGAAGGTCAGTTTGAATATTCTAATTCAATACTTAAACTGTATGAAACTGTAAGAGAAGGAACTGTATTCCATAGTACTTTCTTTAAATTTGTTTCTGCTGGAGATGATGCTCGATATTCATATAAAGTAAAAAATATCTTGTTTGATGGTGTCAGTACAGACTATCCTTTATATAAAATTAATGGTTCTAATGTTACTACAGAAGCAGATGAAAATCTATTAGTGTTTATTGATGGTGTTCTTCAACTTTATGGAGAATCTTATACCATTGATAGAAGTGTAAATCCAAATATAATTAAATTTACCAGTGTAATAGAAAAAGACAGACACTTCTTCTCCTATACATTCAGTAAATATAAAGTCTTAAATAATTTTGCAGATAAATTTAATTCGAGTGCAAAATCATTTGAATTTGCGTTTGGTGAAGACAATATTCTTCCTCCAGATGATCATCAAATGTTGGTGATGCTTGATGGTGTTCCTCAAGTAGAAGGATCTTCATATACTATTGTTGATAACGTAATTACATTTACTGAAGCACCCACTACAGGGAAAAAATGTTTTGTATTATATTTCTATGGTAAAGTATTTGAAAAGACTATTTCAATCTGGAATGGTGAAGTATTTGAAAACTTAGAATATATTGGAGATAATAGTCCCGAAGGATGTCAGTATTTAACTAAGGTTGCAAATACTGGAGATATTATCAAACCTGGCGATAAAATCAGGATTGATGGAGAATCTGTAAAAGAAATTATCAAAATTGAAAAAAGGGCACTTAAGAATACTGACAACTTAGTTTATACAGCATTGGTATATACCGATAATTCATATATTCGCGGTAAAAATGCTGTTGCTAATGCTGTAATAGATCCTAGTGCTACTACTGTTTCAGGTGGTAATCCGGTTGCTATTGAGGGAACTATAGGTGTTGAATTTGGAATGGGTATTCCTACAGTATTTGCTCCAGGACCAATTACCAGTATTAATATAACAAATCCTGGTCTTGAGTATGACGTAGCTCCTATCATTTTATTCAAAACAGAATGCGATAATCCAGGAACTGGTGCAGAAGCTATCGCTCAAATTACTAATGGCAAAGTAACTAATGTCATTATCACAAATGGTGGTTCTGGATATACAGAAGCACCTGAATTAATTTTTGCTAAAAAGTATGAGATCATCAGACCTCATACACCACTGTTTATGAGAAATGACACAGTTGTTGATATTTCTTTAGCAAATGCATTATTGCCTGGGTTTAATGTTGTAAATGAAAGTGGATTGGAAGATATCATTCCTCTAGTTTCAACTCAACTCACCACTTCACGCACTAATGTAATTCAAGTTGAACGTAAAACTAACCGAGATACATCACGTCCTGGACTTTCTTATGTTCTGGAGACATTTGATAATAACAAATTCTCGTATGAACCTCAAGAACTTAATGATCCATTGGCATCTTACCTCGGTACTGGTGTTACTATTGAAATGATTAACAGATATGCCCCTGCTCTTACAGTTGGTGATTTTACTACACATAGAGGAGCTACGCAAGGAGCGACTGAACCAGCAATTATCAACATTGGACCAGAAGCATATGTAGCATATGGTCTTACACTGAATGGTAATATCAATGATACTGTTACTACAATTACAGTTACTGGCGATGTTTCTAATTTCCCTCCAGCGGGATATTTGGAGTTTGGAGATGAAATTGTTGAATATACTTCAATTTCAGGACAAGATTTTACTGTTGTCCGAGGAGTAAAGGGAACTACAGCAACATCACATACAGATACAGATTATTTGAGACTCGCTTGGCGAGGGTGATAAATATAAATAACACAAGGAAAACCGTAAACATTAACATTTATAGAAATGCCAGCACTTATTTCTGAACAGTTTAGAATTCATAATGCCCAACAGTTTGAAGAAGCATTTTCCGAGGCAGCACCCACGAACATGTATTTCTTCATGGGCAGACCCCAAGACTGGGATACCACTGCTGTAGCTGGTGCGACTTCATATGTCGGTCAAGCTTCAGGTAGTCAGCACAGTGGATCTTATCTCGCAACTCCTGATGAGAACAATCCACCCACGCCTATCGACAGTTTCAATTACGAGAAAGAAATTTTTGATGATATGATTTCTCTCAAGAGAATTCAATCGTCAGATGTCAGATTAGTTGTCAATAGACACAACTGGACATCAGGAACGACATATTCAATGTATCGTTCTAACTACAGCGCAGACTTCAAGGCAAACTCTGCCGGTGAGAATGCACCACATATTTACTCAGCAAAATATTATGTTGTAAGTGACTATAAGGTTTACAAGTGTATCTACAATGGATCATCACCTGCTAACCCTAATGGTATTGCTTCTACTGTTGCCCCTAGCGGAACTGGAACTACTATCTTCACAACTGCTGATACTTACAAGTGGAAGTTCCTTTACAGCATTGGAACCGATGATGTAATTAAATTCTACACAACCTCTTATGCACCCGTTCCCGCTAACTGGGGCGTCGGAACTGCTGGAGACCCCGCCAATGGCGTTGATGTTAAAGCAGCTGCTGTAGACGGTGCTATCGACACTGTGGTGATTAACACAGGTGGTACAGGATATACTGATAATGCTTCGACTGGTTATACTAATGTTCCCATCCGTGGAGACTGGGCGCAGAACGGTGGCGTTCAAGCACTTGCGACAGTTAAAGTTAGTAGCGGTGCTGTAAGTGAAGTAACAATCACCACTCCCGGATCTGGTTATACTTATGGTTACATTAATGTAAACTCAACTGAAATCTCTGGTATCGGTGCTCCTGGAACAGAAGCAGTTTTAGAAGTTATCATTCCTCCTGCAGGCGGACATGGTTTCAACATCTACAAGGAGCTTGGCACTAAGCGTGTCATGATCAACTCCAGAGTTCAGTATGATGAGAATCTTGAGTTCCCCGTTGATACTGATTTCAGAAGAATTGGTGTTCTTCGCAATCCTGAAGAATCTGGTGGTGGCGTTGCTTCTGGTTCTACCTATAATGGTTTGACCGCTATTAAGTTCCCATCTGCAACAGTTGCTTCATTTAATATTGACGAAACTGTAACGCAAACTACAACTGGCGCTACTGGTAAAGTCGTCTCTTGGGATTCTGCTACTAAAATTCTTAAAGTTTATCAGAGCAGCTACGAGCACATTGTTACCGGTAACCAGGGTGGAGATTTAACTCCTTTCTCTGGTTCAAATGCAATCACTGGAGCACTTTCATCATCTGTTGAAACTCCAGATACTACTTACAGTTTGACTACTTCCAATCTAACTTTTGCTAATGGTTATTCAGCACCAGAAATTAAAAAATATACTGGTGACATCATTTATGTTGAGAACAGAAGAACTGTTTCTCGTTCTATTGATCAAATTGAAGATGTCAAATTGGTCGTAGAATTCTAATATATACCATATAAGATCAAAACAACATTCTAGTCTAGTAATATGCCCCAGAGTACTAATCTAAACAAAGCTCCATACTTTGATGATTTTGATCCGAATAGTAACTTTTATAGAGTTCTTTTCAGACCTGGATACTCAATTCAATCTAGGGAGTTAACAACTCTACAATCTATTCTACAAAATCAAGTCGAAAGTCTCGCTAAAGCAAACTTTAGACAGGGATCTGTTGTTGTTCCTGGGGAAGTTATTGTAGATAAGCAGTATAGTTATGTGAAGGTAAGTTCCTTCACAAATAACTTACAAATTACCGATTATATCGGTAAGAAAATGACGGGTAATATTTCTGGTGTAGTTGCTACGGTATTAAATGCCACAGCTTCCACATCAACAGATTCTCCTACTTTGTTTGTTAAGTATGAAACTGGTGGTAATAGTAATACTGCAGTTACATTTAGTGAAGGTGAGACCATCACCTCTAATTCACCAGGAGCTCCTACAGCAATTGTTGGTATTACTGGAAATGTGAAACCTACTCAAAGTGCTGCCATGGGGTATGGCTCTGCTGTTTCAGTTAGAGAAGGTATCTATTTTATCAATGGATCTTTGGTAAAAAATGAGAATGCTACTATACTTTTAGACAAGTATGGTAATACTCCTACTTATAAAGTAGGTTTTATTGTATCAGAGCAACTTATTACTCCAGAAGAGGACTTCTCTCTGCTTGATAACGCTCAAGGTTATTCTAACTATGCTGCTCCTGGCGCTCACAGACTTAAGTTATCTGTAACGTTAGTAACAAGACCTATTAACTTAGAAGCACAAAAAGATTTTGTAGAGTTACTTCAAGTAAGAAATGGAAATGTCGATGCTACTGTAGATCTTGTTTCTCCTAATGGTCTTATTGAAGATATTCTTGCTAGAAGAACATTTGACGAATCCGGTGATTATGTCGTCAAAGAGTTTCTATTAAACTTTAAAGAAAGTTTAGCAACTGCAGATAATAATGGTGTATACTCTGCATCTCAAGGTGGATCAGAAGGTAAATTTGTAGCAGTCATTGAACCTGGAAAGGCATATGTAAAAGGATATGAAATTGAAACTACATCAGTAAGATATGTTGAAATTGATAAAGCAAGAACAACTGAAACCCAAGAAAATAATTCACTGAGTCCTGGCGAAGGATCCAACTTCACAGTAACTAATCTTTTATCATTCCCTGATGTTGAAAGTAAGTCTTCGTCATTGACTGGTACTGGTTTACTTAGCACTAATGCTTATCAGGAACTTAAATTATATGATAAGTATACTGACGTTGTATTTGGAGAAACAACTGCTAATCTCGACGGCACTGCACCAGAAGCAGAAAATTTCTGGATGGTTACAGTCGAGACTTTATCTTCTGCAGATGTAGTTGCATTAAATAGCAACTGGAGTAATGGTGCTCTTTCTGGTCAAGTTAGATACTACCAATTAAGCAGCAATTTAACTGAGGCAGTTGCTATTCTTACTAAACCATCATCAGTTGGATTTAGTATTGGTGAAAATATCACCATGGGTGCTGTTTCTGGAACATTGAAAACAGCAGAAAGACTTACGACACCTTATATTGGTATTGGTAAAACTAAATCCATTAAATTTCTAACCGGAACTGCCACAAATGGAGTTTATGATAAATCATGCCTTCATAAACTTGGTTTGTTTGGAGTAGAATACTTTACTAAAATTTTATGCCAAAATCCACTAAATTTCTCGGTAGGTAAATTTATTACCGGACAGACAAGCGGTGCTAGAGGTATTGTAGAGCAATTACTCACTGATACAAATGAATTAATTTTATCCAGAGTTTCCGGTAGTTTTGCTGATGGGGAAACTTTACTTTCAGAGCAAGATGGAACTACAACACCATATAATTTTGTAGAACCAAAAGGTTCTTTAGCGTCACTTAAAATGATATCTTTTGGCGCGACATATGCCGCCAATACAGACATCACTGCAATCAATGTTAATGGTGTAAATAGACTTACTGAAATTGGATCTTCAAATGTCACTATTTTAAATAATGAAATTAGATCTATTGTGATCACAGATGCTGCAAGAGCAGCAATGGGAACATTTACGACTGCTCCCACTATAGAAATTGTTGACCCAACTGGATCTGGATGTGTTGTTTCTGCAGATTTGAATGATAGTACTATCGTAAATTATGATTCATCTTTTGTAAAGAGTTTCTTTAATGCTACGACAGGAAATAATTTTGCAGGTGATATTTACAGTAATGATCTTTCATATTATATCGACAATGGAGCTACATTTAGCGCCAATCCAGGAAACTATTTCATTACTGCAGATAACCTTGGTTCCAGACCAGATGTAGATCTAGTAAAAGGAGATGTTATTGCTGTTGTTGATAATTCTGGTGTTACCAGAAAATACTTAGTAAAATATTCAGTACCTGATGGTACTGGAGGTGCTGCCAAAATCTTTATCTATGGTGCTGTTCTTTCAGGTTTTGCAACTAAGAAAATTTCTAGAATTCGTTCAAAACTTTTTGGTGCCGAATCCAATACTTTACTATATCCACTACCAAATAAGCATGTGAAAACAATGGTGTTGGATCCCGATAACACCAATATTGATTATACCGTACAGCAAGAATTCTTAGGAAATCTCGATAATAGTGGTTCTATCAGTATCAGCGTAGGAACGAACGAACAGTTCCTTGGATACACATCAGAAAATTATATAATGTCAAACCCAAATACAGGTGAATTACTTGATCTCGGTAATAGTGATCCCAATAGTCCTAAAGTATCTTTGGGTAATAGTGCTCAGAGTATCACACTTGATCTTGGTGCCACATTTGCTGACATTCCGTTTAAGTTAATTGCTCCTGTAAGAAAGGCAGATACTTCTCCGAAGACTAAAATTCTTGTAGAAAATCAAGAATACAATGTATCTACAGGATTTTCCGATCCATCAATTCCAATTGAGTATGCTGATGGATTAAAATTAAAAGCAGTTTACATGTCTGCTACTGCTGCAGATGCTACTAATAATGACGTTGAGGTTACTGATCGTTTTGATTTTGACGGCGGTCAAAGAGATACACACTACGATCTTGCTCGCATTACATTAAAACCAGGAGCAATTGCACCTACTAGTAAACTTCTTGTAGTATTTGATTACTTTAAGCATATTGGTGGTGTTAACACTGGTGATTACTTTACGGTAGACTCATATACTAATATTACTTATAGTGATATTCCATATTATAATTCAAGTGTTTATGGAAAGATCTCACTTAGAGATACAGTTGACTTTAGACCCAGAGTTTCTGACTATGATGGTCTAGACACAGCTACGGTTCTTCCTGGATATAGTGATAAAGTAACTGTAAATGCTCTTAAGTTTACTGGAACCGGATCTTCACCATCCACACTTCCTATTGCAGGAACATCTTTCGATTCTGGATATGAATTCTATCTGAATAGAATTGATGCTGTTTACATTAGTAAGAGTGGTGGTTTTGTTGTTTCAAAAGGAACTCCAGCATTAAACCCACAGACACCTCAAGAAATTTCTGATGGTATTCTTTTATATCACTTAAACATCCCTGCTTATACCTACAGTCTTTCTGACATCACTTCTAAGAGTTTCGATAACCGTCGTTACACGATGCGTGATATCGGTAAACTTGAGAAGAGAGTTGAGAAACTTGAATACTATACAGTATTAAGTCTTCTGGAGCAGGATACATTCAATACCCAAGTCAGAGATGAGTTTGGTAATGATAGATTTAAGAATGGTATTCTTGTAGATAACTTTGAAGGTCATGGAATTGGTAATACAGCATCAACAGATTATAAATGTGCTGTTGACACTCAGTTAGGAATTTTAAGACCTAGTTATGCTGCCTCTCAAACAAGTCTTATCGAAAAAGATTTAAATGACGCTCAAAGAGCTGCTAGTGGTTATGTAAGAAAAGGTGAGCTTATCATGCTACCTTATACTGAGATAACAACAGTAGAAAATTTAGCTGCCACTAAAACTATTACAGTCAACCCAAATAAATCAGCAAAGTTTACTGGGGTGATGACATTAGAACCTAATATCGATGAGTGGAAAGATACTTATACAGCACCTGAGTTAATTGTAAATGAGAACTCAGTTTTTGATAATATCAAAAATAACAATCCTGAGTTGTGGGGAAGTCTTTGGAATGAATGGCAGATCTCATGGACTGGAACTCCAACATATGCTCTGAATAACTCTACTAACTTTACTGGTTCTTCCAACCAATTTGCTGCTGTACCTGATGTTGCTATCGCTAGTAAGACTAGAACGAGATCCAGAAATGGTACATTAAATAGAGTTTCACCTTATGGATCTGCTGCATTAGACAGAGGTCAAAGATCTTTAGCAACTCCTTATAATCCTTATATCAGAACTAAGAAAGTTGAATTTGTTGTTAGTGGTTTAGAACCAAATACTAAGTTGTATGCTTTCTTCGATGGCATCTCAGTTTCTTCATGGGTAAATCCAGATGATGTAACTAATATCACAACACCATTTACTGGTATTGCTGGATATGCTGAAAAAGGTTTTGGTGAAGATATTGTTACTGATGATAATGGAAGCATCAGTGGTATTTTCTTAATTCCTAATGGATATGCTCCAATCAAAAGTAAGAAAACAATTGATCTACAAACTTCTCCTGGAACATTTTATGATGTTGCAAGTTCCAAGAAATCGTTTGTTGTTGGCAGCAAATCATTTAGATTAACATCGAGTGGTACGAATAGTGGTTCTAATGCAGATGTTTCTACTTTTGCAGAAGCATCATATAATGTAACTGGATTGCCAGAAACATTTACAACTTCTATCCAATCTACTAGAGTTCCTTATATCAGCAGAAGATCAACTTCAAATTCTGATACGGTTCAGTATGTTGGTAGTTCCTTAGTTAATATCAACCAGTCTGGATTATTAGATCCTCTCGCTCAAACATTCCGAGTTTCTGGTTTTGAGGAGGGAGTATTCCTTTCTAGTATTGATCTTTACTTTGCAAATAAAGCAACTCCAACTGAAGAAGATACTAATAGACCTGTAAGTGTATATTTAACCGAAACTAATGGTGGTGTCCCTACAAGAACAGTTTTACCTTTTAGTGAATGTACTTTGGATTCTGATACTAGACTTAGAATTAAGATTAGTGATGATGTACCTCAAGGTATTACACTCCTTGCTGGGGAAACAATCACTGGAAAAACTTCTGGTGCTGTAGGAACAATTAAAACTAATTTAACTGTCACAACAGCAAACGCTAGATATAACTTAATTCTTTCAAACCATAATGGAATTGAATTCCTTGCCGGTGAAGAATTTACGGTCAACAGATCTCCTGCAATCATATCTACTGTATTCAATGTAGATGATGATTCTGGTATTGTTGAAAAAATTAAAGTTACTAGCTTTGGTTCTCAATACGAAGATTCGACTACAACAGTTAATATTACTGGCGACATTGGTGGTTCATTTGGTTCTTCTGCTACTGCATCAGCTAAAATTTATAATGGTAAAGTATATGATGTCAATCTATCAAACAAAGGATCCGGTTATTATACCGCACCAACAGTAATTATTTCTGGTGGTGATAATTTAGCATCTGCTACAGCGGTATTTAAAGTGACAAATCCAGCTGTTAGAATGGGTATTTCTACTTCAACTGATGCTTCAAATAAAACTAAGTTTAATTTTAAGTCACCTATTTATTTACGGAATGATGCAACATATGCTGTAGTCGTAACTACATCATCTAAAGATTATACTTTATACAGTTCTGTAGTAGGAGATGCACTTTTGAATAGTGTTATTGCTGCTGCCACTCAACCAAATGTAGGATCGCTATATAAGTCACAGAATTCTTCAGCGTGGGTCGAAGATAAATTACAAGACCTCAAGTTTGTTGCTAACAGATGTGTATTTAATACTGCAGGAACAGCAAATATTGAATTAGTGAATGATGATTTAGATGTCGTAGAACTTCCTGCAAATGCTATTTCTGTTGATGAAACTTTAGGAACCTCAGCACTATTTGGTTCAAACCAAAAAATTCTTCGTGTCAATCAACCCAATCATGGCATGAAAGAAGGTGATCTTGTTGTACTCGATAATGTTGTTGGTGCTGGTGCCGAAAATGGTATTTTTGGAGTTCCTGTATCATTAATCAATGGTTTGCATTCAGTTAGTAATGTTGGTATCGATGAGTATTGCATTTTTATTGATACTACTCTTTGGAATGCTGCTAATGTTGCTATGTCTGGAAGTGGTTCTGGAGGTGGAAATGCAATGACAGCAACCACCAATAAGTTATATCAAATCGTTTCTCCCCAAGTTGCTCTTCTAAGTTTCCCATCATCAACAGTTTCTCAGAATATCAAAACTGTTTATGGCAAACCAGTTGATTCAAATACAACTAATGAATATAAAATTTCTCCTACCTACTTCATTACTTCTAATGACAATTATTATTTTGAAGAAAGTAGAGTAATTGCCTCGGCAGTCAATGAAGTATACAGAGGGCAATCATCTTTAATGAATGGAGAAAGATCTGTAACTCAAACTATTTCACTTCAAACATCAAGAGATAATATCTCGCCTGTACTTGATGCGAACAGATGTAATTTAATTACTGTTTCTTCCCGAATGGATAATCCAACTGGTAATGAAGATAGGTTTGGTACTGTCTCTCAAACTTTGAATGTAGATGTAAGTTCAGACTATACAGTATCAACTGTTAGTCCTGATGTAGTTTCTACAGGAGTGTTCACTTATTCTAGTCCGGGTGGTGGTGATTTTATCAATACTATTGATACTTCTACTAGATTAATACAGGGTGGTGCGTCAGCTCAAATTGTTGATGTTGATTTATCAAATAGTACATTAAAATTGATTGATATTACAGGAACTTTTGTCGCAGGTAATCCTGTTACTCAAAGTGCAGTCACAGCAACATTAGATACTACCATACTCAAATCTGGTATTGTTATTGGTTGGGATTCTGGAACTGGATCGCTGAAAGTTAAAGTTACTACTGAGGATTTATTCGCAGCTGGTGACATTATTGATGATAGTAACACAGGAACATCTCCACAAACGAGTAGACTTATTAATTCAATCACGGGATCTAATGGTTTCTTATATGTTGATGAAAGTTCGTTTAATAGTTCTTCATCTTCTAAGTATCTCACTAAAGAGGTAACATTAGAAACTCCAGGAACATCTCTTGATTGTAAGATTACTGCAAATATGTTTGATAATAAAAATATCAAAGTCTTCTACAAAGTAAGACCTGATGGCAGTTCTGACGATTTCAAGAATATCTCATGGGAAGCCTTCAATGGCACAGGATACTCGGATAATACCGATATTGTAATTCCAAGTAATCTTAAATCTTTCTCTCAATCGGTAGAAGATTTAGGTTCATATCTGGAATATGCTTATAGCGTAAATGATCTGAAACCATTCTCATCATTCGCAATTAAAATTGTGTTTGTCGGAAATGATCCATCACTTGCTCCAAGAATTGAAGACATTCGTGCCATCGCTCACTCCTAATGAATAAGATCAAAGTAGAAGGTCACAGCAACTTATATCGTGATGCACAAAGTGGTGCTGTGATCAATTCCAATCGTTCGGAATATGAAAAATATATGATAGCCAAACAAAATAGAACTGGCATGAGAAACGAGATAAATACTTTGAAGCAAGAACTTGATGAAATCAAGCAGTTACTAAAGAAACTTACAAATGGCAATTAGAGAAGTATTAGTTAGTTTTACATTCGAGCAACAGCGTCAGATGCTTAATCTGATCGGCGCTGATGTGGGAGATGCAAGTTTATTACTAACACCGACAAATGTTGTAGTTACTGCAATCAATGAGATCATCACTGGTGATGTTGATTTATCAAACCAAACTATTGGGATGGATGATGGCACACTAGCATCACCAAGTTTATTCTGGGATGCAGGTCAAGGATTTTATAAGGTAGATGCTAATAAATTAGGATTAACTACCAGTCTTGCCGTTACTGGTAACTTAGAAGTAGACGGAGATATTACATTTAGAGCTGGTTCTGGAACTGGAGGAACATTAACATTCGGTGATCTTGATACTGATAATATTGTAATTAACGCAGATGTTCAGTCAAGTATCGTTCCTGATAGCACAGCGAATTATAATTTAGGTAGTCTTAACAAGCAATGGAATAACTTATGGATTGATGGAACTGCTTCTATTGATACATTAGAAGTAGATTTAAATAGTACACTTACTGGAAATCTTGCAGTAAATTCAGGTATTATTAAGGTTGATCCTAGTACTGTAACGACAGCAACTATTTTCAATGATTATATTACTACTGCACAAGTCCTTATGGACGCCACTAGTATTACACTAGGTAGTGATTCGGTTGGTACTCTTCTTATAAGAAATGGTACTATTAATACACCACAATCTACTATTAATGTTTTCAATACCACAGCAACAACAGTCAATGCTTTTAGTGCTGCATCTAATGTAACAACTGGTCTCAGTACTTTTGGAAGCACTGGAGTAAACAGTAACTTTAATATTAGATCTGATGATACCATCCTAGATGGTGATTTAAATGTCAATGGTGGTGAAATTCTTTCATCAGAAAATACTTTTGATTTACTGATTAATAATAATGATGTTAGGATTGGTGCTAGTAACGGTGTTGGTGAAACCATAATTAATAATTCACTGAAGGTTACTGAGAATGTAAATCTTGCAAACTCAGGAACAAACATTACTATTAAAGATAATACAGCAAACTCTCTTGTTATCAAAGAGGGTGCTAATACTTACATTACCTTTCAGACGACTGATTCATCTGAAAGAGTTATTGTTTATAAAGATCTTTATGTTGTAGGCAACCTTGATATCTCTGGTACATCAACAGTCATTGATACAACTACTTTAACAGTAGAAGATAAGAATATTGAACTTGGAACTAGCGGATCACCTTCCGATGCCGCAGCAGATGGTGGCGGAATTACATTGAAGGGAGATACTGATAAGACTATTACTTATAATAATACCAGTGGATTCTGGGAAACTAATATTGGTTTGAAAGTTACTGGTAATATAGAATCCACTGGTGAAGTTACAGTTGGCGATGACTCAACTAATACTTACACAAAACTCTATGATGGCACAGGCGGTGTACGCATTTTCCGAGCTGCTAGTAATAGTGAAGGATTGGGACTTTACGATCCTTCTGGCGCAAAAATTTCGTTGGCGATGGACGGCAGCGGCACGTTTGCTGGTACTCTTACATCCAATGGCATAACTCAATACACTCTGCCAACAATTGGAAATGGTGGACAACTTGGATATGATGATGGCACGAAGAGTTTAAGATTATATGCAAACTCTTCTACTAATGCAGACGCTAAAATACAATTTCACTTTAATCAAAGTGGAACTGCCAGTATGACTTTTGACCAGGGTGGCGCTATGGAGTTTCCTGGTCAAACAGATACTGCTGCTACTGGTGCCACTACATCTGGCACGGGACTTGCCCATTACGAAGAAGGAACTTGGACTCCAGACTTCTTGGGATTATCATCTGCCTTTACTAGTTATTCTAATAAAAAAGGAACGTATGTAAGAATTGGTAGTATGTGTCACATTCACGGATTTATTCAGTTAAATGGCACTCCAGCATTTACTGACCCTAATGATCTACTGATGTTAGGTCCACTACCATTTAATTATAGTAATCAAAACGGTGGGTATCTTGTTACTGTTGGTGGTGTGGCGTGTCAAAATTTCAATTTCCATGATAATGATTATAGCAATACTGGTCAAGTAGCTTGTGGTATTAGTAATGATTCTGGTACGAGTTATGTTGTATTCCAAGTATGTGGAAATAATAATGTTAGAGGAGTAGTACAAAATTCTGCCATTGGTTCAACCAATTGTATTATAGAATTTGAGTTGTCATACAGAGTCTGATTGACAGACTAAATAAATTGTAGTATAATAACAACTGAAACTGAGGAACCACATGGAAGCAGCAACACTGCGTGAAAATTTCACACAACAATTCAATAGTGCCATCGAAGAGATCAAAAATC